GAGAAGATGTCGAATAAGATCCGGGAAGCCAGCGACGCGATGATTATGGCAGCCTCTGTCGCTCAAAACTCCAAAACGGCAATACGCCAGGCGGTGCAGAAGCGCTTTGAGGAGCTAATCACCCCGACGATGGGCGAGCGCATTGGGCAGCAGGGGTTGCTGGGCGCGCCGACCGCGATGGCGTCTGACCTACTGCTGGCAGGCGGCGGCCAAGCGGATCGCATCCGCGCGGCTCAAGAGCAGCTGGCGCCAATCCTATCTCGCCGCATGACGCCGGACGATTTAATGCGACAGGCGCAGGCTATGGAGCGCGCAGCTCCGGGAATACAGGCAGCCAGAGAGACAGGGGAAGCGACAAAGAGCAACGTCATAAGCGGGCTTCTCGGCGCGGGGGCGTCAGCGCAGGCAGCCGGCGTACAGCCTCCGATCGACCCTTCTCAGGATCTGTTAAGGATGTTCGCCGGCCCCCGCTAAACGCTACTTCTTGGCAGCTTTTTTAGGCGCAGTCTTATCGGGCTGCGCCTTCAGCGTGTCCGCCGCCAGCTGGTGCAGCTGAGCCGACTGCTCCTGTATGATCGTGGCCGCCTGTTCGCAGAATTTGAACAGCGCCATGATGTTTGTCACGCGGTGCGGATTATTGAGATTGCGCACCAGTTCTTTCGTTTGGTCGTCGAGCATGTGATCCTCCATGAATGTCACCCTGGCACCCTATAACATTTTTTTCGCTTTGTGAACATTTTGTGCTTGCAAGGGTGTGCTGTTACCCCTATGTTAACAATATAGACAGAAACAAGGGAGAAACGGACATGGAATACGCAGCAGCAGTCGAAGCGATCAAAGCAACAAACCTAAACGCATCTCAGAAGCGCGCAGCGCTTCGCCTGATGGGCGCATCAAAAAACAATACGCAGTCCTCAATCGAAGGAGATGCACCAGAATACGAATTGCACATTGATGGCTCAGATCAAGGTTCACACGCCAGCTTCTGCTGCTTCGGGGAAGGCGTTTTATACGAAACCACCTTGTCTGTTGTTCTCGGCCCACGCGGCGGGAAAAAAGTTTTGCGCGCTGACAGGCGGTTCTCAGACATCGGTGGCGGCGCAAGTAAATTTTATATTTAACTCAACCGGGGGCTACGGCCCCCACCCACCGGGAGAGCATAACATGATGCCAACGAAGCAAGACTGGGCGATCCTCGCCATCTGGACGTCACTGTGCGGGCTGTTGATCGCCTGCACAGTAACCGCTAATATTTCAGACGAAACAATGCGCCCGAAGGCGCGTCCAACACACTGGGAGATCACACATGGTTAAAGCATACTCACGCTCCGACATCCTCGACATGGCGAGCGAATGTATCACGAAAGACCGCGCGGCGACGCACGGCGACATGGAGGAAAACTTCTCGACGATTGCGGCGTACTGGAGCATCCACCTGGGGGTCGAAATAAGCGCCGCCGATTGCGCAATTATGTGCGCACAGATCAAGCTGGCTCGCCTTAAAAGTAACGCCGCCCACGCCGACAACTGGGTGGACCTGGTCGGATACGCGGCCTGCGGTGGGGAGCTGGCCGCTGAGCGCCCGGAGGGCGCGACATGAGCCTGGGCCTGGACAGCCTCCTACCGAAGCTCATAGCGTGCGCTGAGTGCCACGGAGAGGGCACAGTAGAGCAGGGGTTCGCATATCCGCACAACGCAGGCCGAGACATCGGCGAAATCATCATGGAGACCGTTTTATGCCCCGAGTGCGGCGGCATGGGCGAGATCCCGCCATTCGACGAGGAGGAGGAAGACGAATGAAATACGATCCAGAGGCGCTCACCCGCCACGTTCTTGACTGCGCACAGCAAGGCATGTCTCAGATTGAGACCGCAGAATTGCTGCGGGTATCGCCGTCAACAATACATCGCATTTGTTCGGCTGCGAACATAAAACTTGAAAGGAAGAAACGTGAATACGGACCAAACTCAGATTATTATAAAAAGGCTAGAGCGGATCAACAGCATAATGCTGACGGAGGCGAAGACGGCGATGAGGCCAAACTTGAAGCAGCGGCTGGAAGAGCAGCAAGCGCTGCTCGACGTGCTAAAGCGCGAGATGCAAAAGACGCAGCCGAGCGACTGAGGCTCAAGCTGGAGGGCGTGACCGATAAGCATGAGCGCTTTGAGATCACATACGGCCACTGCCTGTGGGAGTTCGAAACGCTCATGTATCGCCAGCGCAAACGTGAGGCTCTACCATCTGGCCCGCGCAGGCCGACCACAATGGCCCCGTCCATGATTAAGGCAGCTGAGGCCAGCAAACAGCACAGCATCGAACAAGGCAAGCGTCTGTTTTCTTTGATCCTGTATGACCAGCGTGTGACGGCAGCAGAGGCCGCTGTGTTGCTGGGAGACAGTGTGCCGCGCACGTCAAGCTATCTCAAGAAAATGTGGGAGGCCAACAAGGTCTACCGCGTGCGAGACTTTGTTGAAGTGCCGGGCTATACCAAGCGGCAATGGCGCTGGGTGTTTAGCAAGCAACCCATTCAGCCGTTGAATAACTGCTTTGAGGATGATGAGTGATGGATGATAAAGAAGTCGAGCGCATGATAAGCGCAGCAGGTCTGATAGGGGCGTTCATCGGCTTCTTCAGCGGCTCTGTCTTAATGGCGCTGATATTTACTATATTCTAGTAATCGTGTGGGTGGCCGTTGATTTGAATGCTGTCACATTTGTAGCAACGTCATCCTAGGCTAAACAACCACCGTCGCACTACCGCAGCGGTCGATTTTACTTGTGATGAAAGCCACCCACTCGAACTTTGTAATCAAAGCCGCGCTTGGCCACAAGCGGTTATTTGAAGCTGTCGAATGTTTTTTTCATTGACTGCTCCTCATCCATAAATTCCTCTGGCGAAACATATGTTGTCACAGAGGTCAGCTCGTCGCCTCGGCGGAAGATCACTTCGCCCAAATCAATTGCCACAAACGCAAACACGTCTGAAACATCGACGTTCTTCTTGGGTGTGTGGAATGCGTATCTATTGGTGGTCTTGTGCGTCTTGCTGGCGGTCTTAACCTGCAAGGTCAACGTCTGTGTATCCGTCTGTATGTACGCATCGTGATCTTTGATCTGGCACAGCGTGCAGATGTAGCCAGCCAACGATAAGTAGGCGAGGGCCAAATGCTCTCCGGCCCTACCCACCGCCGCGCTGGCTTTTTGATCTTGCTTTGCCATTTAGCTAACTTAGCTAAACTAAGCCATGAGCCAAGTGTGGATCTTGCGCGTCTGGTTGATGCGATCCTCCAGGCCGTGATAGCCGCCATTCACGCGCTTGGTGATCCGCTTGATGGCTTCGTCGTTCACGCCGTCATCGGCAATGGCAAACAATCCGTTTTTCTGAAAGAACCAAAGCGCAGTTTCAAAGGCGTACTGGTCAGCCAGCTTCGATGGATACTCAAGCACCTCCGGCAAGCCCATGTCAGCCGCAAATGCTTTGACGTTCGCCTTGCCCGTGAGCTGTAGGAAACCTTTTCCCGCGAACGCAAATCCGTCGCCACTTGCCTCGTCGCCATTGCCCATGCGGCTGGAGTAGACCTTGTTTGCCAGCCCCTGCGGGTTCTTGGCATACGGCTCTGCGCTTGCAACGGTCGGGAAGCGAGACGGCCAGACGGCTTGGATGCGCTCCGGTGTTGAGTAGTACAGCCCCTCGGTGGTGCGCTTAAACCCGCCGCTCTCGTGGTGGGCTTGGCCAAGCAAATGCGCGCCGCGGTTGGGCGACAGGTCGTAATGCTTAGCGATTGCTCTGGCCGTGTTCGGGCCAAACGCGCCGTCGGCTGAAACTCCAATTTTGGCTTGGAGCAACTTCATTGCTTCACTCATTTTTTAGCCTTTTTCTTAGCTGGCTTCTTTGCTGTCTTGGCAGCCGCTTTAAATGCACCGGCCGTTGGCGCTCCCTTTGTGCCGGGCTTGCGCATCTGCTCACCACTTCCGGCTTTAATGCGCGCACGCTTTTTTGCGATGTTTTTGTACAGAGACATCTCAGCACCCCTTACGCCATTTTGATTTTAGCGCTCATCTTCTTGCACATGCCGGCGGCGCGGCAGGCGGATTTTGTCTTGCAGGATGGGCATGGCTTAAAGCCAGATGATTTTTTACCGTATTTCATGTTATGACCTCTTCGATTTGGTGCCGGAACATTTCCAGCGTTTGCGTGATAGATTGAGCGGGCTGTTAGGATCTTTCGCCGCCTTCGGAAACTTCTTCTTCTGCGCGGCGGATCGTGCGCAATATGCGTCGCCCTTGGATGTGCCGGGCTTGACCCGTGGGCCGCCACCCTTCGCCTTACCCGCCTGACCGTAGCTGACCTTGCGTCCGCTGGCCGTGACTTTGACGCGGGCTTTGCCTTTTGCTGGTGTCGCCATTACTTCGTTAGCCCCTGTTTCTTTTCGTAGCTGCGGAGACCGCCCAGGCCGAGCATCCCCATCATAACTGTCATCAGGCTACT